GGCATTGTCACCAGAATTACGGAGAAATAGATATGGAAATCAACATTGTCTTTGCTGTACTCACACTGGTTGCAAGCGTAGTAACCGGCTGTCTTCTTCAGGCAACTGGCTTCCCCCAGTGGCTGTATAAGAAACTGCCTTGGGTTAAGAAGGGTTAATGCAACTACCCGTCATTGACAACTGTGATAATTGTGGGGCGTGCTGCATGGATGCAGGACTGCCCCCGTTTGCAGGTAGTGAGATCGACAACTTGCCAAACGAGATACAGCATGAACTTGCGCACTACAACATGACGAACCGTGGGCGAAACATGCCGTGTGTTTGGTTGGATTGTGAGATGAATTGCAGCAAGTACGAGTATCGGCCAAAGCACTGTAGAGACTACAAGGTGGGTGGACACTCTTGCCGCACCGTTCGATACCAGTACGGCATTGATGGAGATGAGGGGTAATGGCTCAGACTGCTACATTTCAAGACGGCGTATCTGGGGCTGGCACGTTTAAAGACGGCCACTTGTACAGTGCCGGGTCGGCTAGGGGCGGTACCTCTGTCACCGGAAACATAGGCCATGTGGCGGCGATGGGTGGGACGATTAACTATCGGTACATCCTACAGATGGGGTTGGATGAGATTCCTGACAATGCAATTATCACGTCTGGCATTCTTACATTGAATGTTGGATCTGCTGCTTCTGGAACCTCAAACACTCTTCAAGCGGTAAGGAGTTCGGAAACTGACTGGACTGAAAGTTCCAGTTACCCCACGCACACCGCAAAGGATGGATCCAACAACTGGTCTGCTTCTGGCGGAAGCATTGACACGACTGTTTCTACAACCTGTGGTCTTTTCCCTACGTCCACTGGTGATCACGACATTGATATTACTCCCCTTGTGAGGGACGCTATTGAGAACCGAAGCAAGGTTTTGAACATCGTCTTGAAGGACCAAGCGGAGGGAACGGGTGGTGCAACAGATTCTTTCAGTATTAAGACTGGGGACAACTCGACCACAGGAAACCGTCCAGAGTTGACAGTCAAGTATGTCGAGGGCGGCGGAGCGGCGGGGAAGATGCGAACATCTTCTATGCGGGCCGGTGGGCGAAAAGGCGGACGTAAGCGCTAAAGCCGTTTATTTCAGGGAACAAGGAAATTGGAAAGCAGCGACATACTCAAGACCATAGAGACACTGGGCTTCCCGGTATTTATCGCACTTGTGCTGATGGGTGGCATTTATTTCTTGGGCCGCTGGATGATGAACCACCTTATGGGCAAACTGGATGCCCAGTGGAATATGATTACCAAACTGATTGACCGAACGCGAGCGTTGGATAACTCAATCATTCGACTGGAAACAATGATTCGACTCTTGAACCACATGGACCCAGACTGGGAACGGATTGGGAAGTTGGACGAACAAGATCGACGTAAGGATTAGATATGGCAATAGTATTCGACTACGAAAAGCATGACCATGCGATGCAGTTGATTAAGGCTACATTGACCTTTGGCACTGACAGCATCGAAAACACAACAACCCATGAGTATTACGGGTATGTGACTCAAGTGGTTTATGACCACGATGCTTCAACGCTGCCTGATGACAACTGGGTTTTGGTTGTTACGGATGACACGGCGACCGACGTCCTTAACGGCAAGGGTGCTGCCATTGACAAGGACGATGACCACCAAGTCATTACTCAAGCGGATTTGGATAATGGAATGGCGTGCCACGGCAAACTAAAGTTTACTGCAAGCGGTGGCGGCACTGGCTCTGGCATCTGTGTTGTTTACCTTTACATTGCGAGGTATCAATGAGCCGAGGCGGACTACCCTGGCCGAAGACTGTTGAGAAGATCCGCAACCAGATCGCTGCGGACGACGCTGCCAATGTGCCTCACCGCCCATTGAGCAAGCGGCAACGTCTGTTCTTGGAGAAGTTCAAGGACATCTTGGTCGTGCAGAAGGCGGCCAAGGCTATCGCCATTGATCCTAGCAACCACTACAAGTGGCTAAAGGACTCCCCCTCGTATCGCAGAGCGTTCATAAGTATCTACGACGAACTGGCCGAGACAGCGTTTGCTGTCGGGTACAGCGAAGCGTTTAATGACGGAGACCCCCGAGGGAAGGAAATGTACCTTCGTGCATTCTTCCCCGAGATGTTCAACCCAAAGAAGAAACTGGAAATGTCCGGGCCGGACGGCGGAAGCATCGACATGACTCACAGTGCTCCTCCTATTGCCCATATTGTTCAAAGACTCAATGCCCTCACTCGACGGAACGACAACCTCATCGAAGAAAAAGACGCAGGACGCGCCACTCCCACCGAAGACGGCGGAGATCAGAATCCCAGAATGTTGGGAAGATCCTGACTCCGGTGCCATCATCTGGTCTGACCCAGACCGGAACCGAGAAGAACGCGAAACCTTGCTCTTTGCAGTCGAGACCGAATCCACTAGGGATCGGGTTCTCGACCTTTGTCGTAAGTCCATCTTGTTCTGGGTCAACTACTTCGCATGGACGTACAACGTCAAGACGGTGGACGACGACGGATGCGAGATTCCGGCCCAAGAACAGCATGTACCATTCATCACTTGGCCCGTCCAGAACGAAGCATTCCGAGAACTCAACTCGGCGATCTTGGAGGGGCGGGACGTCTTGATTGACAAGTCGCGTGACATGGGTGCCTCTTGGATCTGCATTACCACTGCTGTGTGGCAGTGGCTGTTTGCACCAGGTTCTCAAGTCCTGCTGACCTCGCGTGTGGAGGACTTGGTAGACCGAACCGGCGACCCCGATACGTTGTTCTGGAAGATCGACTACATCATCCAGAACTTGCCGCCGAGCATGCTGCCAGCCAAGTATGAGGACATGCGTCGTGGTGGGAAGCACCGCAGCCACATGCAGTTGGTAAACCCCAAGACATCGAGCACGATTGCTGGTCAGGCAACCACGGAGCATATTGGCCGTGGTGGTCGTCGTACCTTTGTGCTGTTCGATGAAATGGCGTCCATGCAGAATGGCCGTGCTGCTTGGCAGTCGGCGGCAGATACAACGTCGTGCCGTGTGGCAAACTCGACGCCGCTTGGTGCGGGCACGGAGTTCACTCGGCTTTGGGAGCGTGGCGTAAAGCACGGATCTCCTAAGATCCTGACGCTTGGATACTGGGACCACCCCGGTAAAGGCGGAGGACGCAAGTGGATCAAGGACGAGGACGGCGATATGACCGGCACTGCTGGCCGCTGGTTCTGGTGGACTCCTTGGTTTGAGAAGCAGGTTGCTCGACGTGGAGACACGTCTGACATCGGTCAGAACATTCTGATCGACCACACCACTTCGGGTGATCTGTTCTTCTCCGCATCCACTGTGTCCCGCCATATCCAGAGCCACGCTTCCAAGCCGACTAGGTGCGAGATCCACAAGGGCCAGTTCATCCCGGTCGATGCGGGTCGTTGGTATGTCTGGGATCTGCCTGAGATGGACAACTACGTCATGTTCGCTGACATCTCATCCGGCAAGGGGTCGAGCAACTCGGCCATCGCTGCCATGGGTATCGGCGGCGGGGACGTTGTGGCTGAGTTCGTGGACCCGTTTATCTCTCCGCATGACTTGGCGGAGGAGGCCGCACTGGCTGGCAATACGGTGTTCTCGGGGTCGGACACGGCGTTCATCGGCTGGGAAGTCAACGGGCCAGGCGAGGCGTTCTACGAGGATATGCGTCGTCAGGACTACACCAACGTGTACTACCAGCGTTCGGTGGGCGAACGAACCGACCGCTCCTCTCGTAGATATGGCTGGCGTAGTGATCGCCGCAGCAAGCGTATTCTCCTGTCGGCCCTGTCTCGCTCCCTTGCTCGAAACGAGATCACGATCCATTCAGAGGCTGGGCTGAAAGAACTCCTTGAGTATGTGTACTTCGAGGACGGCAGCATCGGACCCGGCACCATGCGTGATGAGCGTACTGGTGCCCGCGAGTCCCACGGCGACCGCGTCATCGCATACGCCGGCTGCGTGTTCCTTCGCAATGAAGTGCCGCACTTTGATGTCGTTGTGCCCAAGTACCTTACGGGGACTATGGGCGAGATCATGAATCATGCCGAAGTGTGGGAGAGCATTGATGGATAACTATGATCCGATCAACCTGTGTCTGGCTGATTTGTCGGAAGACGCGATTTCGATTATGAATGACCATGAGGTTTCTGGGTTTATGTACATACAAGAGGACAACATGAGCAAGCCGCCATGTGCATTCGTTGCAGCGGAAAGCCCAGAAGAACTCCTTCAACTGCTCATGTCCTTGATTCACATTCTTGATTCTGCCGATGATTCAGATCAAGACGAAGACAGATTTACTGGGAGATAATTATGCCACAGGTCGGTAAGAAAAAGTTTTCATACACAAAGGCTGGCAAGAAGGCTGCTAAGAAGCACGCCAAGAAGACCGGCAAGAAGGTCAAGAAAAAGAGAATGGGTTATTGATTATGCCGCAGGGTATAGGCTACTCATCAAACACGGCTTCGTTCTACCCGTTCATGCAGGGGCTTGAGGGCGGCACCCCTGCTGCGTCTCCATCTTTGTTCTCAGTCGGTGCTCCCGGTGGAACAAATTGGTTTGACGGAATGCTGGGGGGAGCCGCCACTTCCACATCTTCTTCCAGGCCCGGTGCGTCGATTGGAGGGACAAGGTCTGCAAGTCAGACTCCTCCGATGTTCGACCTTCAGGCGTTGACTGCGGGGATGGGAAGTTTCTCTTCCCCCGGCGGCAAGGATAGGAAAAACAAAGATTTGCTTAACACTCCGATCGGGAGTTGGAGATAGGGATGCTTGATACAACCCCAGCCAATTTGTACCAAGAGGTTCAGGCCGCCGAGCGGTTCCGTGACTCTCACCTGACTCACTACCGTGATCTGATTGGTGAGTATGTCGGTGCCGCTGGGCCTTCTGGCGACCGGGATCATTTGACCCCAGACAACCATGTGTACGAGTACCTTTCGCTCACGATCCCTCGTCTAATCCACGACAACCCGCGGGTCGAGGTATATACCCGCAGGCCGGTGTCTCAGGAGATGGCAGCCCAAGCGTTGAAGCACGGGCTTAATCGTTGGATCCGAGACACGGATCTTCGAGGCACCCTTATTCGTATTGCATACGACATGCTTCTGTCGTTCGGTGCGTCGATCACCACACAGCAACCGTCTCGCATTTACGACCCCCGGTCAAACTTTCAGTCCTACTGGCCCCAGTGCTACCGGATTGCACCTAAGCGTCTAATTGTTGATCCGTTGGCGGTCTCTTTCCCGCAGGCTCGGTTTACCGGCCATATGTGGATTCGGGACAAAGAGGATCTGTTGGAAGAAGCCAAGAACAATCCTGGCTGGAACTTGGACGTGGTCGAGCGTCTGACCGCTGACACAGGAACAGAAGACTACTACGACCGGCGAGAAAAACGAGACACGCCCACAAGAAACGAAGTAGTGGGTTACGAAATCTGGGTGCCTGAAATTGAGTTGGACGAGTCCCCCGGAGCAGAGGAAGGGTTCCACGGAACCATCTACACGCTTACCGTTGGCCAAGCAGGTAGCGGAGATGGGGAGGGTGAGGCTGACTTCATCCGAGAACCGCGTCCTTATTACGGACCCAAGACAGGGCCGTACTCCTTTTACGGTGCCTACTATGTGCCGGACTCCTCCTACCCCTTGTCTCCAATTATGGCCAGTCTGGGGCAGGCGGACGAGTTGAACGCTCACATTGTGTCTGCCGCACGATCCGCTGCTCAGTACAAGCGTCTGATCCTAGTGGACTCCAAGTCCAAGAAACTGATGCAGGACGTCAAGTCCCAGCCGGACAACTTTGTTGTGCCGGTGGAAGGTCTTGACCGTGACCGCGTCATCCCGATCGAACTGGGAGGTATCACCAACCAGCAGGTCAACTACATCCAGATGGCCCGCGAGCGTCTTGACCGCAACAGCGGTATTCACGATGTCATGCGTGGCAACATCAGCGGCCAAGCCACGGCAACTGAGGTTGCTACTGCGGACGCCAGTTCCTCTATTCGTATCGACCACCTCAAGCGTCAGTTTGCCAAGGCCACTGAAATGATGATGGGACGTGTGGCTTGGTACCTCTGGAATGACGAGCGGGTGTTCTTCCCGCTTGGTGCCGAGAGTGCTGAAGAGTTGGGAATGGGCGAGCCGTTCTTCCAAGGCGGAGGCCAGCCTCCTGAGTCGTTTGACGACATCGAACTGGAAGTCGATTCGTATTCCATGGAGCGGACCAACGAGGCGATGCAGCAGCGTCGTGCGATGGAGACCCTTCAGATCGTGTCGAACGTGGCGACGGCCATGCCGCAGGCTCCGTATGTTGACTGGGAACGACTGCTCAAGCAGGTGGGCGACTCGCTCAACATGCCTGACATGGCGAACCTTATTGACCGACAAGCGTTAAACCAGATGCAGCAGCAGGCCGCCATGGCAGAACAAATGGCCATGATGTCCGATCAGGCCGCCGCAGAAACTGGAGGTATGTAATGCCCTTCTATGTGTTTGAGGATGTCGAAACGAAGGAACAGAAGGATCTGTTCTACCGCTCAAAGGATGTTCCCAAGATCGGGGATATTGTCAATGAGGACGGTCGAGAACTTAAGCGGGTCGCTTCTTTCGTTCTGGACTCCGCAGGCATTGCAAGAAAGACACACAAGTATCCCTACGTTAGTAGGACGCTGCCACGCAATCTCGGGGGATGTGATTGTAATTCACAGGGGCAGCCCATCATTAAGTCGCAGGCTCACGAACGCAACGTAGCGTCGGAGCACGACATGGCAAAGGACTAGGGACCGCATTGCGAGAACCCCTAAAGGAGACGTCATGACAGACGTAAATGAAACCCAAGCAGTGGACACGGAAGTGAACCCGACTGCTGTGGTTGACACAACCCCAATGATTCCGGTTTCAGAAGGTGTAACCACCGACAATGATTCATCGGACGACGCAATCCTTGATCGTCTCATGGACGAGAAGGATCCTTTCTCGGCGGCTGTAGAGTCGCCAGCACCGGAACCCGAAGCCGAAACAACGGACGCTGAGGAAGAACCGGTTTCCGAAGACACGGACACTGAAACACACAGTGAACCCAGGTCAGAGGATTACGCTAAGGCCATTGCCGCCCTTCGCAGGGATGGCGTGCCCGAGTCTGCTTGGGAAAACATGGACGACAACTCCATTCTTGAATGGGGTGCAAAGCGTGCAAAGGTCCAAGCAGACGTTGACGGCTATGGCGCAAAGGTCAGAGAACTCGAAGACAGACTGAATAACGCGCAGAGAACTGACAGTGCCGAAGAGACAGTGGAGGCGACGGGCCAAGATCAACCCCAAAGCCAACCCGCTAATTTCGAAGCACTGAACCAGTACCAAAGCAAGATTTCAGACATCTTTGGGGACGAGGCCGCAGAGGCGGTAATGTCGCCTTTCCGTGATATGGTTCAGCAAACTGCTCAGGCACTCCAATATCAACAGCAAGTTATTGCTCAGTTGTATGCGGAGAACCAGAACCAGACGCTGAACTCCACGCGGTCACGGTTGCAGGAACGGTTCCCGCGACTGGCGGATGATTCGGACTATTATACGGTGGTCGAAGGCATGCAGAAACTTATTCACTTGAATGAGTACAACAGTGTCGATGACCTCATGACCGATGCGTACCGAATCAGTTTCGCAAAACTGGCAGAACAAGAAGCGAAGAAGGAGGCCGTTGATCGTATGAAGAACAATGGCCAACCCACTACGCAGAGCCATACGAAGACTCCTACCAGAAGCCTTGGTGGGGAGGAGCGTGAAGACGCTGCTCTCGACGCCATTCTTTCTGGCAAGGGCTTCGATGGTGCAATGTCTGCCTTTGAAGGCTAATTCCGGGGCATAGACCCCGAGAAGGAGTATGACTATGGCAGGTACAGCCCTCGCCAACTTCAACGACTTTATGAAAGTGACCGGCCCCCGGTACCTTTCGTCGGCTGAAGAGGTCATCAACGAAGCCGTCAAGAACACTTACATCCTCGGTCGCTTCCTCAAGGGGAAGGGCATGGATGTTTCGATTCAGGGCGGCAAGACGATCAATGATTCCATCATGTTTGATGAGTCATCGACGTATGACCACTACAAGCCGAACGCCACGTTCTCATGGACGAACCCGCAGGTCATCACAGACCTGGAGATCAACTGGCGTTTCTCCGTCGATCACATGTCGTGGACGGATCAGGAAGTTGAACTTAACGTGTCCGAAGGACTTTCCCGCGATGCACAGAAGGTTGCTTACAAGCGACTGAAGCGTATCAAGGAAATGCGTCTCTGGACTTCATTCCTCAACGGTATGGAAGCCGACCTCTGGACCGCTCCAAGCGGTGCTGAAATGGAAACTGCTACTGGCTCACGCCCGTACAGCATCCCTGCTTTCATCTCCGAGAACACCACCCAGTACCACGGCTTTGGTGCTGGCTTCAACCTGATGGGTGTTGACGGTGCTTCTGAGTCGAAGTGGCGTAACCAGTTGGTCACTTATGACGCTGGCGACCCCGATGACTCCGATGGCGACCAGGACGGTCTGCTTGATGCGTTTGATGAAATGTTCCTCAAGGTGAAGTTTACTCCCCCTGCTACCAAGCAAGAGTACTTCGAGAAGGACTCCCTCAATCGCCAGTTCATCTGTTGCTCACGCACCGGACTTAATCTCTACAAGAGAATGCTCCGTGACGCGAACGACACTCTGGTGAACAAGCAGGATCCTGCTTACAACATGCCTCAGTACAGTGGCATCGACCTCGTATACGTTGCAACTCTGGACGACGCTGCCATTAACGGCTCCGCTGCAAACCAGACTGAAACTGCTGCGGGTGGATCTCGTTACTGGTGGCTCAACGGCAACTACATGACCCCCGTGTATCACGCACGTCGGTACATGGAGAAGCACGATCCGATGCGGCACCCGAATCAGCCGTTCACGACTGTGCAGCCCGTTGACTGCTGGTGGAACACTTTCTGTAACAGCCGTCAGCGGCAGGGTGTCATCGCCACGGCGTAAGTCGTGTCGATGTTCTCTTGACAAAGAAAGGAAAATCGAATGTCACTTAGCATTCCATTTCTTCCCCCAGTATCTGCTCCCGGCGAAACCCTGAACATGTCAGTCGTCTACTTTGACGACTTCCTGACTGGGTGCACCGAAGACGGACACAAGTTCTCCACGACAGCAGATAAAGGCGACTGGCTCGTCTCTGTTGACGCTGGTGGAACTAATCCGATTGTTACCGACAACGGCGACGGAGGAGTCCTCCAGATCGTTACTGACGGTGACGATGGTGACCGGACGAACTGCCAACTGAACGGTGAAAGTTTCTACCTCCAATCTGGACGTAGATGCTCATTCCGTACTCGTTGCAAGTTCACTAACACTACTCAGGACGCCCTGATCGGCCTTTCTGTCAACTCGACAGACGCGCACGCAACGGCTCCGTCCGATTACATTGCGTTCACCCTTAACGCCGATGCTGACATTGATTACAGTGTCGCCACTGGAAGTAGCGGGCACAATCACACCGATACTGGTGCTGATATCGCCGCCGCAACCTGGGTGGAACTTGCCTTTGAATACGATGGTAATGGTCGTGTCACGTTCTACGTCGATGGAAACAAAAAGGCTTCCACGACTAGCAACGTGCCGGAGGGTGCATATCTCTCACCGATCTTCACCATTGAATCAAACGGTGCAACGGAAACAGTTGACATTGACTACATCCTTGTGGTCAACGAACGCTGATCCTAACAACTCAAGACTCCTCTCCCCTACCGGGGGGAGGAAGTCATTCTTCTTACTCAACTCTTCTTAAGCAACAATTCACGGAGAAGCCTGATGGCTAACGTAAATCTATACACCAAGTTCGACTTCACGGATGCCGATGGCAATCTGTACTCGGACGGCAGCACCACGACGGCGAAGACCATCACCATTACCAACGGTGAAATCTTTGACCGGACATACAAAATCGCTTCTTCAACCATCACTGAAATCTTGAGTGATGCCAAGATTGCCACATTTGATTTCCTCTACATTGAATCAGACCAGGCGGCGGAAATCCAACTGGTTTGTACCCAAGGGGGTTCAGCCCCAACTTTGCAAAACGGTTGGGTAGTCAAACTAAATGCTGGAGTCCCGTTTGTACTGGCTAATGATGACAGCCGGAACCAAGGAAACACTGGTGCTTTGGCCAGTTGGGAATCGGCTTGGACCGCAGGCGTAGTGGATGCAATCGAGTATTACCAGACAACCGGCTCGGACGCCAAGGTCCGCGTAGTCGCCATCGGATAACAGGAGGTCTTCATGGCTACCCTAAGCCTGACAACACACTTTACGGTGTCCATTACGGATGCAGATGACGCCCGAACAATTACGGGCGGGAGCACTTCTTCCGCTGACACGATTACCGTCACGCACTACTACGATCAACGGTTTTCTATCGCCGGAACAACTCTCCAAGAGTTGTGGAGCGACAGTAATGCCATTGGGAACTTTGACTTCTTGTGGATCGAGTCTGACGCTGCTGTTGAAATCCAACTCCTGTGTAATGAAGACGGGGTAATCGGTGATAGCGAGTTGGAAAACGCATTCGTAGTTAAGTTGACTGCCGGCATCCCGTTCATCTTGTCGAATGACGACAGCAGGAACCGGGGGGATATGGCTGCCACAGTCAATGCTTCCAATTACGCCTCTGAAATTGACACTTGGGAAACCAACTGGGCGGCGGACACAATCGACCGGATCGAGTGCTACAACCCAACGGGCGGGACCGTCAATGTTCGTATCTTTGCGGCGACATAATCATGGCTATTACACTCTCTAGTCTCAAGAGTCACGTTCGGCACGCCCTCGGCGGCACCCCAGCCTCTCAGTTGAGTGAGGCCGGTATCGTCAATGAGGCAGGCCGGTACATGTTCAGTGTCCCGTGGAAGTTCCGAGAACGACCGCCGGCCACGGTTACGATGACAGCCAACCAGTCGTATGTCGAACTGCCCACCGATTTCGGTGAGATGATCTCGGCCAACATGAGCGACGGCCTGGTCAAGTCGATCCACTTTACGACGATGGATGACTTGGTGGAGCGTCGTACAACGGCAATCGGCCAGTCTCAGGAGTATTGGGCAGTCATCCTGCACCCGACGTCCGAGGCTACAACCGGTGGGGCTGAGGCTCCGAGGATGGAACTCCACCCGACCCCTACTTCAGCAGACAGCGTGGTTGTTGCTTACCGCTCTGACTGGTCGGAGTTGACGTCGGATGAAGAGTACGCACACGTCCCCGGATATGCCGAGTCTGTTCTCATCAGCCTTGTTCGAGCGTTTGCACTGGGATACGAGGAGGACGGTCTGGAGGTCCGAGTGGCCGAAGTTCAGAACGGCCCCCTCTTCCAGCGTCTTCTTGAGAAGGATGGAATCATCCAGCCCGACTACGGGCCGATCAAGAACGGTGCCCTGTCTCAAGTCGTTTCCGGTTACCATCTCCCTTGGGATTCCACCTCGGATCCTTCTTAGGAATAACAAATGTTCACGGAAGAACTGAAAGAACAGTGCTCTTTGCCGGTCGGTTACAAGGTTGTAACTATGCGAACCGGTAATGTCCATAGGTTGGTTGACGAGGCGGATCATCGGTTCCACGCGATCGACGCGGGAAACTGGGACCGAGAAATTGTCCTGCCTGATTCAGACCCGGCACTGTTCGGTGAGACGTTCTGGCTCTGTGAAACTGGAAAGAAGTCCTACCTCAACGTGAGTGAGGAGGGCGAAGAACCAATGGTGGTCAAGCCAGGTTGCTTGGCTGCTTTCGTATCTAAGGGCACTCACTGGGAGTGCATCGTATCCGACCTACCTTGGTCATAACCACGCGGCGAGTGGGTCCGCATCTACCCGCAGGCAAGGAGTAAATCATGCCGAGTCCACACAGAACAAGAGAAATTGCAAGACAGGAAACCGGTCACTATCGAGTCGTGGCAACCTCTGCCAATGTAACCCTGACAGATGACGATGGGGGTACATACTTTACGGTCACTCAAGCATCTGCTTACGACATTACTCTGCCCGCTATTTCGGCTTCACGCGCGGGCTGGTGGGCAGACTTTACGCTTGTAACCGCTGGGTCCAACGATGTTGATGTTGTTGCCGCTACTGCCGATGCGGACAAAATCTACATATTGGAAAACTCAGACACGGCGACAAACAATGCTTCTGACCCGGCTGACAAGGTTACGTTTGATGCGAGCAACGCCGGAATAGGTGACCACTTGCACATCTGGCACGACGGCAATAACTGGTACGCCCGACAGTCATCTGTTGCTGATGCTGGTGCTGAACATTCTGGATAATAATCTTAACCCCCACCGTCTCCCTCTCCTCAATAGGGGGAGGGAGAAGTTTACATGAACGATTACAAACGAACTCGAACAATCTCCGGCCACATCGGATACACCGCTGCGTCTACGTCTGTTAGCACGGCGTTGTCGGCTGACACGGATCGGAACACTAGGGCTGTTCGTAATCGTAGGTTTGTTGGTGCTGTCATGTACAACGACCACCAGTCAACGCAAGCACTCACCCCCACCATCACAGTCACCAACGGGACGATCTCAAGGAAACTTGACCGGACCACAATTCAAGCCGGTGACTCCGCTGTGTGGAACGAGGAGGACTATGCGATCGACTTGGACTCGGACCAGTACATCAGCATCTCTGTCGCCGAGACTCTCCAGAACGGCGACAACCTGTACGTCTTCCTTCGATTCAAGGATTCATTCAAGTAATGCCTGAGCCTCCCAAGCAACCTGTTGATATCCCGTTCCCGATCTCCGGCATCGTCGAAGGTTCGTCGCACAGCCAGCAGCCCCTCAACACGACTTGGGATGCGAAGAATGTTGTGCCGTTTGACCCAGAGGAGGACCGTGCCCGAGGCGGACGACGCAACGGCGTGGAGAGGGTAACTGGTCTTCCAGTTTCATCAGAGCGTCTTCAGATGGTACGAAGCGTAGGCGTTGTGCCTGGAGACGCGAACACCATGGTTGGCGGCGGACTTGCAAAGTGGAGTGACGAGGTTGACTCTGAAAACAAATACGGAAACCTTCCGTATCAAGAATTGGATGATGGAACGCCACTTACTTCAGACCGTCTGGGCCACACGTTTTACGGGGACTGTACTACTTGGGTAGACAGCGCGACAAGACCAGGGAGTTCACACGGATGGTCTTTATTCGACACTGACCCTATGGGTATGTATAACGATAGGTCCTTTTGGACTTCCTCATCTACGGGAACAAACGCTTGGAACAACCAGAACGGAGAGTCTCATTCTGGCTTTACAAAGCAAACCGATGGGGACGGTGCCGCATACATCTCAATCAACCCGTGCAAGTTTCCTGTTGCAAAGTATGACGAGCCATCCACAAACACATTTCAATATGTAATTGACAACTACAACGGTGACGGAGGGGCGTTCCCGATCGCTGGTGACCCTCCGGGGCACGGGAGTGCTGAGGCCGATGGGCACATGCAAGTCCATAAACACTTCAGTCTAGTGCCGGAAATGTTCCATGGTGAAAGCCCGTGGAACTCTAGCCCAGGCCGAGAGTTTGTGTCCCGTGTTGAGTTTAAAGTTCCCAAGACCCACTTGGAAGATATTAGTGAAGACAACGTCATCGCCCCCGGCGAACAGTACGGCGGAGCAGGCTTTGAGTTTCAAGAAGATAAAGCGTCTGTGACTTCTGATTTCCATTTTTACGACCCTTATTACCACCAGTGTATGACCCATGACGGAAACTCGTGGTACGCCAGTAATGGCGGGGAGGGAAATCAACTGAAGTTTTACGACCAATTATTTAAGTGGGGGTTTATTCTTCGGGTTAAGTTTGATTCTTCAGACAGCCAAATGACTAACGCTTGGGAAAACACAAACAACAACAACCCTCTGGCTGTGTTGATGAGCACCAACGGCAGGTATCTTGATCTGAACTGCTTTCCGCTAACTCAATCAACGACTCAATCAAACGCTATTAGTCGGTGGAGATACCTCGCTCACAACTTCGTCCGAATTACGGACGACATTCACGATGGTGGGTTTGACCTTGATGCGTATCACACTCTTGAGGTTAGGCTTAAGGGTAATAAATTGGATGTCGCGCTCGACGGGATAATCCGGTTCTCTTTGCCAAATGTAGTTGCAGACGATTCAGAAGGCGGGGCATCCGGAGACTGGACACAGTACATAGCGGACACGGAATCTACCGATACCGCAACAACGTATGGGTACTCCACGTTTGTGTATGAGGTAAACACCCATTTCCACGACAAGAATAGCACCTCGGGAATGGACAGTGATGCCAACGGCAAAAGATTTATGGCTTACGCTGCTACTAGAGACTTTACTCACCAGAAGGGAACGGGTGACCTGACTGCTAAAGAGGTCTGGGAAGGGGACGAACACCGGAGCGGTGACCGCTCGGACGAACTTCGTGTCCGAAGGTTGGAGTGGCTGGAAGGCGGAGAGTTGCTTTCTGTTCCGCAGAACACAATCGCGGTCGGTGGTGGGTTTATTTACGGGTCACCTGGCCAGACGGAGTTCTCTCGTATCTCCACCAAGCAAGACCTGAACGCCAGCCAGAACATGGTCAACGCGGTTGAGCACTTCCAGAAGATGTACTTTGTGGACGGCGAGAACTACAAGGTGTATGAACCATCAATTTCGGCGGTGGCCGGGACTATTGGAACAATCAGTGACTGGAACGCGGCCAATGGTGACTTGCCCGGTGGCGATGGATCAACGGGAGTCAACGGGTCTGGAACCAGTGACGGCAACGCTCGATGCCCAATCATCACAACGTGGCTCGGTCGCATCGTACTAGCCGGCAAGGGGGACGACCCGCAGAACTGGTTCATGTCCGCAGTCGGCGACCCGCTGGACTGGGACTACTTGACAGGGTCGGATGAAACCGGTGCTGTCAAAGGATCCAGCACCCGCCAGTTCGGGGAAATGGCATCCGCTGTCACGGCGTTGATCCCGTTCTCTGGAACCAAACTCCTCATCGGAGGCATCAGCAGTCTGCACATGCTGACTGGCGACCCGCTGTGGCCTGACACCCAGCAGCACTCACTGTCGTTTGACGTGGGCATTGTGGGGCCGGAGGCGTGGTGCTATGGTCCCGGCAACTCAGTCTACTTCATGGGCGAGAACGGCCTGTACCTTCTCATGCCCAACGACTACGACATCTCACAGACCGACCGGCTGTCGGCTGGCAAGTTCGACAAGACCTTTGGCGGGGTTGACTTCGACTCCTCCACCACGATGCTGGCATACGACCATGAGAAGCACGGGGTCCACATCTTCGTAACACCCAACAGCCAGCAGGTAGGGGCCGTGGCTCACTTCTACTACGACCGGCGTAGTGACTCGTTCTGGAAGATGGAGTACCCAGCAATCATCGGGCCTACCGCTGTCTACGACTTCAAGAGCCAAAGCCCTGGCTCCCGTCGCATTCTGATGGGTGGGTTCGATGGCCACATCAGGTCGTTCTCTGAGACGGCCAAGACTGACGACGGCACGGCCATTGACTCATACGTCTGGCTGGGTCCGATTCAGACGTCGTCCACCCGAGAGGCGAAGTTGACTGAGTTGATCGCGGTGCTTGACCGTGAGTCTGCGGACGTCAACTACTCCATCCATGTGGCGGACAGTGTGGAGGAAGCCAAGCAGGCAGAGGCAGTTCACAGCAGTACATGGTCAGCCGGCAGAAACGCATCTCATCGTATGCGTGCCCGAGGCTCGGCCATCTTCATTAAACTTTACAACAACTCATCAAACCTGCCGTGGGTATACGAAAGGCTCACGGCTACGCTGGCGGTTGCTGGCAAGGTCAGGGACCGATAGGAGAATGTTATGGGATTTCTTGATGACATGTTTGGGGAGGGATATGAGTTCCAAAACCCCAACAAGGCGTTTGGGCAGCAGATGCCGGGCGCATACAGGCAATACTTTGCTGACATCCAGAAGCAACTTGGCGACGCGCTTGTCAAGAAAGAGGGAATGGATGAACTTCGGAGGAAGTATTGGTCTCAGATTTGGGAAATGCGAAAGGCTGGTATTGAGCAGGCACTGGAACGTGTCCAGTCCAGGCCGTCCGTTGCCGAGGGTGTCATCTCTCAGGGACAAGTAGAACTTGACGCTAACTTGGATAAGATCCGAGAGCGTAGCCAGTCTGATGCGATCCGGCGTGGCTTAGGTTCGTCCACCGTTGACATGACCCGTGCCCGTGGACCCCAGAACGATGCCACCCGTGGCTTTGCAACTTGGGCTGCCGGCCTCCGTTCGGATGAGCGGCGTCAAAAGCAAGCAGATGTCCGTGCTCTCCAAGACCAGTTGTCGAGTCTGCCTGCTGCCCGCGCGGGGGACTATATGAACTTCCTGACACAATATGGATCGAGTACGTTCGATCCAACCGCATACATGCAGTTGCGTCAAACCCAGATGGGTACGACTCCTTGGAGTTTCATGACCCGAAAGGTTGGGGATGAAGTCAGCGGGGAGAGAGGCTTGCTCAATACATTTGGCGGTGGATTCTTGGGCGGCGGCGGATCAGGAATGTTAGGCGGCATGATGGGCGGCGGCGGTGGTGGCGGCATGGGCGGTATGCTCGGCGGCATGATTTAATAGGGAAATACAATGGCAAACATAATGGATATGTCTCTGTACAAGATTGCTGCGGCCACGACTGAGCCGGCGTTCGCTGATGTTCAGAGTAAACTCGATCAGTCGTTTGGCTTGTTCATGGATGTGACTATTCCTATGCGGGAGCGAAACAGAGAGAACGATGCGTTGAGACAGGGCATGCAGCAGACGGTTTCTGCCGCCGGTGCTGCTCTTGGAACTTATGTAACTGGTGGATGGAACCAGGTGGCGGGGATGATGGCTGCTCCCGCTCCAGCCCAGCAAGTCATTGGGCCGGGTCTGGGAAGAAACCCCGGCCCTGTGCAACAGGCACCACAATACGGTGGAGCCATGGCAAGTGACCCTGCAATGTCTTCTTGGTTTAGTGCTGGCCCGATGGCTACGCAGATGGGTGGTTGGTAATGGCTAAGAACAAGAAGAATGAAACCTCAAGTCCGATGGACATCTTTACTTCTGCTGTGGATCAAGCAGCAAGTGCCGACCCCAGCGAAGTCTTGGCATACAAAGAAGAGGCCGATGCCCGAGCGGATGCGGCTGCTATTAACGCCACTGCCCCCCAGACAGAGATGGAGCGATGGCGGGCGAACATAGATCTTGTCAAGGCTAGGGCAGATCAGCAACAGGCGGCACGGGACGCGAGCGTATACACGCAGCCGGTCGATACCGGGATGCCTGTTAGAAATAACACGCCTCTTGGTGGTCAAATCTGGGAGGGTCAAGCCAACTACTCGGAAGGCTCCCGCCCCCGTATAGTCCGACTGGGTAACGGGCAGATGATGGCTGAGATTGGCGGGGTGTGGTCTTTTGTCAAGGACGAGAAGGAAGCCGCGTTCATCATGGGCGTTGACCGGGACCAGGCCGACATCCAACTTAAGCGGCAGGACTATCGTATCAAAGAGGACAAACTACAGGCGTCCTTGGACACGATGGAGACCACCACTGCTACCTACCACGCCTTCAATCGAAAACTTCTGACGGACATGGCCTCGCAACTAGCGAATGATTCTCCCGAGATGGGTGAGATGCTTCGCGGTTTCTTGGAGGACGAGGGGTCCATGGGTCCATTGTATGCGATGGAACCAAAAGAGTTCATGAATGCTGTCAATCAGATCCTTGACCTTATGCGGTCTGGTGCAGACCCGGCGACGGTAAGTAGTGCTCTTAAACGTAGCCAGTCAAAAGGGTCTAGGGCGGGGAATGCAGGCCGTGCTCAATATGTCAACGATCTGGATGACTATATCACAGAGATGGGCAATGCCCAGAACACCGCCAGAAAGAGGGTTGAGGAGTTGGAGGAGCAGAAGACTTTGTATATGCAGAGACTGCTGGAGCCAAATGAGTTCGGGAAAGTCTTCATTTCTTTTGAAGACGCAAACAGGGCGGCTAGTGCTATGTTTGACCCAAAGATTGATGCCGCTAAGAAGGACTTGAACGATAGGCGGGACGACTGGAGTAGGGGAGTTAACAAGCGGGATGTCCAAGCGTCCACGATTGCTGCGCAGTTCGACGATTCGTATGGCGATAACAACATTGACAACATTTACAATGACAAGACCCAGTCCAGAAGATTGATGGAGATAGGCGGGACTGTCTGGGGCATAATGGATCTTGTTGCCAGAGACAGTGGGTTCCAAATGGGACTTCACAGTGAGGATCTTCCGACACAACTTGCCGACCCTGAGCAGGCTGCAATGTTTATTCGAGAGTGCCAACGGAAGGCTGGCTCGTTCTACTGGCAATCAAACCGTGCTGATGCGTGGGTCAATGGTTTGGCTAGGTGGCTGATAAACGGTGCAACGCCTTCTGAACTCGCAGGCATAATCAGTGCTGCCAACGAAATGGATCGGAACGCTAACTTCGAGTCAATGGAAACTGGTGGCTCAACCGCTGGCCAGGCTGCTGGTCCCCCGGCTGGTACTCAGCCCGTGTCTCAGCAGGCGGGTCAGATGGGCACCGCCGTCCCCGGCACTCCAGAGGAGCACGAAGCGTTTCTAAACAACCCGCCTCCGATGGAAGACATGGACGCCTATGGCAACTGGCAGCAGCAGGTGGCGGCGTTGATGGAATCGAGGGGCGCAAGCCAAGAAGAAATTGAAGCCTATTTGCTGGAACAAACAACTCGGCAACTTACCGAGGAATAAAGATGGACTCCCCCCCAACAAATCAGGAAGCCTGGCCCCCATCGGATCATCCGCATGTCGAGGACTTAAACACCCGCGGCTTAAAAGAAGTCCGAAGTCGGTATGCGGAGAGGGGGTCTGACGCACCATGGGTTCAGAGGGCGGAGCAGGAGCGAAAGGAGAAGGAAGCGGAGGAGCAACTACGGATTGATGAGAGGGAGATTAGCCCGGAAGTCAGAGAACTGTTTCCGTTAGCCGTTGATCAAGAAGAAAGGGACCGGGCGACCCGGTCGTATGAAAGCAGGTCGGATGAACTTGAACAACTTAGGGGTAACCTTCAGCAGGCTGAGAAGGAAAAAGAGGCCTATGAAAGCGGGGCACTGAAGGACTACACGGTAGTCGATTATCAAGGCAAGTATTACGTCGCCCCCACATCGTATGACGGCAAGGAATACGATAACAAGTACGCGATCATTGCTCATGCACGCAAGGCCGAGGAACTACTTGGCCCGTTCACAACGTCGGACGCCGCTGCCAAAGCGGCTGCCAGGTTCGTCAACGTCAAACGAACTCAGGCTGGTCTGGATGAAATGGAGCACCCCCCTTCAGTCGAAGAGGTTATTGAGAATAAAATCCGAGAGCGGGGGCAGCCGGGTATCGACGACGCGGAATGGCGTTATCGTCGAGAGCGCGATTTGCACCTTGAATACTACCGAAGGCGTGAGGGTGACAGCATCCTTCCCGCTAGTAAGGGGGAAGTTGGTGACTATGCGGTGGTTGTCTCGGCTGAACAAGAGTTGGACGACGCCATTGCGAAGGTAGAGTCTGATGTTGACTCGGCACTGTTTGACCTTGAGTTCAGTAGGTTTAATGCTGGCATCGTTGCAAAGAGGGCCGCTAAAGGTTTGCCTCCTGCCAACACCGAAGACACAAGACGCACCTTCGTGGAGTTCAAGCGGGGACAAAGTATCCGAGAACTGAACTCGGTTCGTGTGGAGTTGGGACTAGAGCCTTTGCCGATGGAGCAGTTCCATCCTGCTGGGTTCTGGGAGTCTTTCGGGAAGGGCGTTGACATCCCGTTTGTTGGCATAGCGATTGATGCTACCGAGGCTGGATTTCTGGTTGCGGCAGCCGAAAGGGTTGAGGCTGGCACGGGGACTGAAGAGGATAACAAACGCCTGCTCGGGTTCTGGGCGGACATGAAGGCGGAGGAACTGCAAGGCCGGGTTCCCTATCTTGGTACGGCTGGTGCAATAACCGGCGAGTCCCTGACCTTCATGGCCGAGATTCTTGCAACGAGAAACGTGGCGGGGTTGGGTGCCGCTGGTACGCGGGGCGCGTTGAAGGGTGGTACGGCTGTAGTATCCAGGTCTTTGCGAAAGGTGGTTGGAGACACCTTGAAGAAGGCTGGCGTGAAGAAGGGTGCTGGCCGCACTGGTAAAATCATTCCAAGTTTCAAAGCATCGGCAAGGCGTGGTGGCCAGACCGCAACCGGGAAGGCAGTTGGAACCGTTGGTGGTGAACTGGTCAGGACACCATACGCGGGCGGAAGCCGGATAATTGAGGGTTCGCTTTCGGAGATGATGCCGACCCTGAGTGTTGATGACTCCGAAGAACTGACTGCCGTTCTTGAATCTGAAGTGGGTGACATGGACCTGCTTAGATCGTTTGCAAACACATACATCGAGTACGTCTCCGAGAGAACCGGCATCGTATTAAACAAGGCGATGAAGAAGGCTGGTGCCGAGGCGGTTGCGAACCGGGTGAAGGCCCACGTTGCCACCAAGTGGTTGCGGTTGAATCCAAACGCGGGCGTCCGAGAGTTCGGCGACACCCTGCTTTCTCGCGGTGCATATCACGGCATTATTGGCGAGGACTTTGAAGAGTGGGTAGGTATGGTGGGCCGATATGGGGTTGACTTGGCTACTCTTGAAGAGGGTGCAGAACTCCATATGCCGGGTCTTGAGGAGTGGGTGTCTAGGCTCATAGCCTTTGGTATTCCCTCGGGAACCGTTGCCACAACTTCGGCTGTTGCTGGCGGGTTCCAAAGGAAGCAGGCCACCGGGGCCGTGGCTGTTGCGGAGGGGGCAGCGGTGCTCCGTGCTCGCAGTGCTGAGAAGGAAGGCGAGCCGTTGCGGGAATCTGTTGTGTCTGAGTTTGGGGAGGTTGATGCCGACCAGTCCCATGTTTCCCTGATGGTTACTAGGGAAGACGGACATGTCCTTGCGAATGTGCGTGTGCCGGAAGATCGTGTGGACGAGGCTGAGGCACACATCTACGAGCAGGCCGAGGGACTTGGTCTTGAGGGTGTAGAGGTTGAGCAGCGAGCACCGGAGGCTGTGATCCCCGAGGCTCAAATGCCGGAGGAGTTGAAGGAAGAGTTGCCGGAGGTGGCACAGGAAGAGTTGCCGGAGGAAGAAGAGAAGGCCGAGCCAGGCGGGCAGAGGCTTATGTTCTCTCCGGCTGAAGCCGCTGACCAAGAGGTTGCTCCTCAAGAGGCTGCCCCTCAAGAAGCAGAAGTTTCGGAAGAGGTACAACAAGACATCAATCGCATCTCGGCGGCAGCGGATGCCAAGGCTAAGGAGCGTGGCCGAGAGGTCTCCCACAGCGTGCGAGTTGTGCCGGAGACAGAGCAGGATGCGACAACATCGACCATCGTTTCACGCTTGTCCAAGGGTGGCGTCACCGTTGTGCCTGTTGATGTCACGGCAGAGGGTGGGCCTGCTGTGTTCAGGGGCGTCCAGTCGCCAACGAACAGCCGTGTCATCTATGTCCAGAACCTTACCAACCTCAAGGGAAAAGAGAAGGCCAAGGCTTTGGCCAACAACCTTATGGCTCTCATAGGCCATGAGGTGACCCACGTCCTTGAGTCCGTCAACCCCAAACTGTATGAGTACATCATCTCCCTTGCCCCCGGAGAGATCCACTTGGGCATCGAGAAGTACCGCGAGAGTGCCTTGGGTGGGGAGCAGTTTGATGAGGGCAGTGCCGAGTTCAAAGTTTCAGAAGGTATTGCGGTTGCGATTGAGAGCATGCTCAAGGAAGGGAAACTTGGGGTGGCCTCGAAAGAGGCTGGTATGTTTGGTCAGTTCAAGGCTTGGGCCAATGGACTGGTCAACCGCCTCGGTTTGCGTGGTCAGTTTGCGGAAGAAGCACAGCGTATCGTTGACCAGTTGCTTGAAGGCAAGGACATTGCCGACATTGAACTTGGCCGACAGGAGGCTGGCATTGAACGTGCCCGTGAGTTTGGCCTGGTCCCAAGTGATCTAAGGAAGGGGGCTGATGAGGTCGAGGCCGAGGCCGCACCCCGCTTCGCACCCGCACCTCAACAAGAGTTTAACCTGCCGAAGACCATACCCGGCATGGACTTTGTCCCAACGACTGCCGAAATAATTGTCAAGGGGCACGCCGAGTCTAGTCGAAAGGGATACCTCAGCCCGCTTCCAAGTGTTGAGGACTTGAACGCTGAGATACGAAGTGGGGACACCATCGCTATTGCCGACCCGTCCGGTAATACCGGATACCTCTTGAGAAGAAATGAGGGCGGCTACGGATGGGACATGCAGGCGTTGTACAGCAACGACAGGTCGGTCAAGGGGGCTGGCGTTTCGGCCCTGGTAGACGGCATTGCTAGGGGCGCAACCACGCTTGACGCCTTTGAGGGGTACCTGACGGCCCTGTACCACGCCATGAACTTCCGAGAAACTCATCGAACTGTTTGGAGTGATGAGTTCAAACCCCCGGCTTGGGACTATACTAAGGACGGTCGGCCAGATGTTGTTCTGATGACCTACGTTGGAGAGACTACCGATGCAAGAGAAATCGCAGAAGCCTACGACCCGTATAACAGGCCGGACCCAGGTTCCAACTACTTCGGTGACTGGCCCTCCTCCCAAGAGCGGAATGAGGGAGCACTACGAGAAGCAGTACCCGAACGACCCCGAGAAGGTGCAGCAACTGCTGAACCAGTGGGAGAGGTACGAGACGTTCTAGCCCCCCGCTTTGCGCCCGCACCAATGAGCGCGGACGCCCAAGCCCGAGCCAACCTTGTTTCTGCGAGAGAAGTTGTTGCGACCGGAGGGAAGAACAACAACATTGTGTTGGTCCGAGACATTGGACTTGCAATTAACGGGGTCAAGAATGACTACGAAGATGCCGCGGCGTTTGAGTCCGCAGTCCTTCGAGGTGTAGAGTCTTTCAACTACCAAATGCAGCAAAGCGAAAACGGCCTCAACTGGTACTCCGAGGTCATTGCGAATGCTTACGAAATAACCTCTGCGGTATACCCCGAACTTCGGAACGACCCCGTCAAGAGGGCGGTGTTCGCCGCGTTTGTCGCACCCCTTTCAAACAGTATTAAAGCAAGGGAAAACTGGGACCACGCTTCTCACGCATACGGAACCTGGAAAGAAACAGGAAAGATACCCAGGACAAACGTCAACGGTAATATGTTTGGCCCCCGAGGCAACACCATTGCAACGCAGTTGGGATTGCTTGAGCACATGCTCAACACGATGGGCGAGCGAGGTCTGGTTGATTTCCTTACCAGCCCCCACACTTTGAAAGAACTTAGAGACATACGCCGGTCTTCTGCACAAGACGAAAGCCTCCGGGACGAACGCTTCCCTAAGGCTAATAATGCGATGTACAAGGTCACCCCAAGCATGGCCCTTAAGGGCAAAGCGAAGGACGAGTACCTCGGCGGCTACATATTCGGGGAAAAAATCGGGCCATTCTTCTTAAACATATTTGGCTTGGATGAAACTACAATAGATGTTTGGGCGCACCGGCTCTTCACGCGAGAGTTTGGAGAGTTGTTGCTTAACCCAAGCAAGGAAACCGGGCTGAACGACGCCCCCACACCCAGGACACGACCACATGCCAAGAGATACTTCGAAGAAATCGGTAAGCGAACGGGGGTCAAGCCCCAAGAAGCCCAAGCAGTCCTCTGGTACTTCGAGCAGCAACTCTACAACTCGCTCGGAGTCAAAACAGAAAGCACGGATTTCGTTGACGGGGCAAACGTATTCGTCAATACACCCGGCGTTGCGGTCAGCAGCGAGGCAGTTGAATCAGGCGTTGCTGGGACAAAGTTCGCGCCCGCCGAAGTAGACGAAACGCCGGAAGAGAGGGAGGCAAGACTGGAGGAGGGCAGGGTCAGGCGTCAGGAAGCGGCGGCTAGGGAGGAGGAGCGGAAGGAGGCCATCAGTAAAGGTTCGTTGCTGCGAGAGGACGTGACTCCCATCGAGGCGCGTACCGCCGAGAGGATGGTGCAGGAGCGGATTAAAAGTGAGACGCGGGAACGGGTTCAAGAGGAACGGCAAGCCGGGCGTGAGAGGAGGGACGAAGCCGTAAAGAGAGCACGGTCTGAGATGAGGGAGACCTCAAAGGAACGGTTGGCTTCCGTTCGTGAGAAGCACAAGGAATCCCTTCGTACCCAACTGTCCGACCTGCGTGTCAAGATGAAGGCGAAGGCCGCGTCGGTCGAGTCCCTCCGAAAAAACCTAGAGGAACTGGTCGAGTCGCAGCCGAATGCCATTCGATCTGAGGTTCGGGACCGGCTGCCTAAACAATTCCGGTGGGCCAACATCAAAACTTTGAAGGGGCTTGAGTCCGCGTACCGCAAGGTTGACCAGGCGGTCAATGAAGTAAACCGTCGCAATGCAATCTCAAGACTCAAGAAAGCACTTAGCAGTTTCAGCATAGACAAACTGCGGCCCGAGTTTAAAGAGGAGATGAAGGCAATCATTGGCAGTCTGGGCATGAGTCGCATGACCGAGGGTGCCGAGCGGCAACTGAGGTCTTTCAGCAAGTTCCTCGATCGAATTACGAGCAAGCAGTACATCGAATCACTGACGCCTGAAGAGCAGGTTCACAACGAAGAACTGGTCCTCTTGCTCAACTCAAGTGGGTTGAAGTCCGCGTTGATTCGTCTGGAACAGACTCCGGTTTCCGATCTCACAGAAGAACAGGCTAATGCTGTGACCGATGCAATCGGCATGGTTCTGAAACTGAACTCGCTCAAGAACAAGATCGTGACCAAGCGTGGTGTGGTTGACCGAGCCAAAAGGATTGCTCGAATAATCAAAGAGTTGAACAACGCAAGTGGAACATACGCCAAGGACATCAAGACTCGGGAAGGCCGTCGCGTATTCGATTCGTCGTTCATCTTCAACCTCCGGCAGTTCTTTGGTATTACCTCCACGTCCCAGTTGCAGCCGGACCTGATGGCAGACCTCCTGTCTGGTGGGGCCAACACGGCCTTCTGGCAGATGATGTACCGAGACATCGCAGACGCATACGATGGGATGATTCGGGACTACTACGAGTCACAGGACTACCTTCGGGAGGTTCTGGCCGAGTTGGGTATTGACGTCGAGACTTCAGCGGGCACCTCCGCCCTCACTCGTATGAGCATGGTGATTTCGGGGCAGAAGGGTAGGCGTCTTGTGGTCGAGGAGGATGGAACCAAGAGGGTGCCGAAGAAGGTGACCGCCGAGATGCACACCATCGAACTGCCCGGAGAAGCGGGAAGTATACAGGTCACAGAAGCAGAGTTGATTGACCTGCTGTGCACATTCCAAGACATGGACACGGTCAAGTGGTTGCTGTCTAAGAATCCAGCACCAATCCACATCAAGAACTCCCTTGAGGAAAGGGACGTGACCTTGACGGCGGCAGACATCGTCGCAATCCAGAACTTTGCTAAGGGTTTGAACGGTGGCAGGTCGGTGGTCATAGCAGATGCGATGATTGCTTATGCCAACGGGCCGCTGGCGGAGGCCATGGAAGCGTGGTCAGTGCAGGCACACGGGTACTCGAACGTGTCGGAAGACACCTGGTGGTCGAGGAAGAGGGTCCGAACAGGCGGCAAGGAAGAGGAACTGGCCGCAGTCAACATTGTTCAGGGCGGCGTAGACTCGGCTGGCATTGGCAAGAAGAGAGCGGGTGGCAGTGATCCCATTGAAATCAGTGACGCCTTTGCAAAGTTCTCCAACCTGTGCTGGACTACGAGTGGGATGAACAACCTTTCCCCAGTCATGCGTGCGGCACGCAGCGTGCTCAAGAGCAAGGAAGTTTCAGCACGCCTCAATCGTATGAAGAGGGGCAACCGGATATTCAGGTACTGGAACGACCTGTACGACTCCATCGCTCGGGAGATTGTCGGCGGCATCCCCTTGTCTGGCGAGTCTACGGCGGCCATGCGTTCCTTCCGAAACAAGTTTGCGAAGGGTACGCTTGCAGTGAACCCCCGAGTCATGGCCTATCAGGTCGTGTCGCTCATCCAAGCCGCGTCTGTTATGCCCGACAAGTATATCGGTATGGCTGTGGCAAGCAGGGGTGCTTCAAGCATGAGGGGAACCCGGCAGTTCACTGACCCGGTGGAGGAGGAGAAGAACGAGCGGACGGAAGTTCTCATGGATCGGTACTCACCCTTCCTACGGTTCAGGAATGACTCATCTGCATTCGGACTGGTGAACTCGTCCGGCGGCGTCGAAGCCATGGCCCTTCTGGGGACCAGGCCGACCGGTGAGTGGGGCATGCAGGGTATTCAGGCATTCGATGCTCAGGCTATCCGAACAATCTGGCGTGCTTGCGAGCATTGGGTTGACTCTGAGATTGAGTCCGGTGCGCTAAACATAGAGATTGGTTCTGAAGAATACTACAAAGAGGTTGCGAAGAGGGCCGAGACTGTAGTCCAAAGATCACAGCCGACAATGGATGTCCTCCACTCATCCGGTCTGTCTCGGGAAGCCAAGCGGGTTGGAGGCTGGGCATCACTGTTGACCATGTTCATGTCCCAGAGAAACAAGAACATCAACATGATGACTCGCGCCGCCCTTGAGGCGAGGCGGGGGAACGTCTCGGGAACAACCTTGAAGGTGCCTATTTATGTTGGCGTGCTGTCGCCGATACTCTTGATGACCATTGCAGAAATGTACTGGTGGGCACTCACAGGTGGGGATGATGACGACTTCGTCACCCACATGGACAAGGCATTCTCAGTGGACAACCTTGGGCGGACGCTACTTGACATCAACCTCGGTAGCCTTCCGATTGGTGACCAGTTGTCCGCCCTTGTTCAGCGGGCCTTGTTTGAGAACGAGGATGTTCGGTTCTATGGTGCAGAAATGCCGGTTGTTGGAACCATCATGGATATGTTTGGTGACGCCGGGCTGATCTTGGATGCGTTCAACGTCCACGGGTTTGATGATGAAGAGAAGAAGTGGGATGAGGTAAAGAGCCGGGCGTTCGATGCGGGTAAAGACCTGGCCCTTGCTGTCGGCCAGTTGACCGGCATGAATGTGACGCCACTTGCGAGGCAGGTGGGACAGATTTATGAGAAGAGGCTTCAGCCGCCCGATTACCTCAGCAAGTACCGAGAGGCACTCAGGGAAGTAACGGGCACTCACCCTGCAAAGCGGACTGACGAGCAGTGGGATAGGATCGCTGACTTGAAAGAACACGGGGTGGAAGCAAGAAGCAGTCAAATATCTAAACGTAGGAATGCCATAAGGTCTGGCATGCTGTCGGATGAAGAGGTGGAGGAGTTCAAGAGAGAGATAGATAGACTGGAACTTGAACGGCAGCAGGCGGCTGCCGAAGCATTGGGGATCAAAACAAATGGCGGGAACAAATAAGGACGTTTCGTTCATCGCATTCTCTTGCGTCCACGCACCATTGCAGGACGAGGCGGCGTTCGACGCTATCCTCGAAACCATTGCAAGGGAGAAGCCGGACGTCATCGTTCACCTGGGTGACGGACATGAGATGTCATGGGCCAGCAAGTTTGACGACGCTGGCGAACTGACTGCCGTCCAAGAGTACGACGTGCACAACCAACTGCTGGGTCAGATCCGCAAGGCGCACCCACCCGCACGTCGCATCTTCCTGCCCGGCAACCATGAGTGGAGGCTGTACTCCCCACGCATCGAGCCGTGTGTCCGAGAGGCACTGCACTGGTCACGGCATGAGCCTGAACTGGAGCACTGGGAGCAGCCGGTTGACTACTTGCACTGCCGGCACCGAGGCGTCTTCCGTCTCGGGCAGGTGGTGTTCTGTCACGGCTTCGCCTCCTCCCCCTCGGGGATACGGAAAGAAACCACCACCCTGTGCCGTGAGTTCGGGCTGTATGTCCACGGACACACGCACCGGCCCACGCCACACGGCACGGTCGAACGCATCATGGCGGGGTCGAACTGGCCGCTCAACTTCTGGCGTGCCAATCCTGGTTGTGCAAGGGAACTCAGCCCAGCCTTCATGGGCAAGTCCGACAAGACGCTATGGGGCCACGGCGTTGTCATTGGACGCGCTCAGTTGCTCAAGTCCCCCCGTGCCCGGCGGTGCTGGGATGCGAGGACGGAAGTGTTCAAGACCTACGACCAGTGGGCTGGGGGTAGATCACATGTTGCAGCGGTATGACTTCCCGTGTGTCCGAGTAGTGTGGGTGGACAGTTGCGAGCCGGCGGACAACTGTGAGTTGGAGTACCCCGCCGAGTTGCCCGAGATCCAGAAGATCATTCAGGTCGGGCACTTGGTAGACGAGACCGAGGACAGCGTCACCATCTCGGGCGGGTGGAAGCCTGACTTGGGCACGCTGGACTACACAATCTGCATACCCAAGCAGAGCATCCTGTCCACCCGAGTGCTGTGCAAGGCGGATGACGGGCGGGAAGAATGAGCAGCGAGAATACGAATGAGTGCCCGGTGTGTCGGGACAAGGAAGTCGATCACCTTCGGCGTGAACTGTCCGAGTGTCAGAAGAGGCACAAGTCCAAGGACAGGAAGATCAAGACGCTCGACAAGCGGGTGTTCATCCTCACCCTGATTGCCATCGGCATCGGTGCAGTGATGGGCAAGGAGACGCTGGACAAGATCGTCGAGTGGATCGACTCCGCCAACGGCGTGCGGAATGGGATTGACGGGTTGATCTTCCCAGCACCAGGGACACTGGCGTTGTTTGCACTAGCCTTCATCCCCGCCGGCAGACGCCGCAGGCTCTAGTGACTCGGGGTCGTAGTCAGGCAGCGGACGCTGGGCGTACCCAGTTGGCGGCCTGTTGCTGACCCGACGATCCATCGCACCGAACGGGAACCGGTACTCCGGGGACTTGGCTACGAACAGGTGGAACGCATTGCCATAGTCCCTCTTGCGTGACTCGGCTGGGTACAACTCAATCGCCTCGTTCTCCTGGCCGACCACCTCGTTCTTGATCTGCTGGAGTTCTCGCCAGTCGTGTCGAGCCGAGCCGTCAGTGTTCTGTATCGACAGGCGGACGAACAAGTGCCCCAGTTCACCACCCACGGGCCAGACGGTTACGCGGTGGGCGTCCCCCTCGTACACCCGAAACTCAGGCTCGGTGTGCATGAGGTACAACTCGCGTGCCTCCTCCATGCTGCTCTGGTGGGACTCCATGGACTCCCTCACAAACTCATCGGGCGGTGGCATAGTGGACAGGTACGCTTCGGTCACGTCGGTAAAGTTCATGCGATGACTCCGTATACAGGGTCGAGGATCACATAGATCCGTGGCCAGATCAGCATCATGGGCAGTACAAGCATTGTGTTCTCCAAAGAAGCAGGCTCCCAACACGGGTAGCAACGTGTCAGGAGCCTGCGTTATGTGGCCCACCCTCTTCCGGTGGCGGGCCTGTTGGCACCTTCAATCAGAATGGGATGTCGTCATCCGGCACGGTGCGTACCGGCGTGGCGTGCTTGGCCTTCTTCTCGATCTTCTTCCCGTGCTTCTTGAGAAGGGCATCGAGTGCGGCCTTACTTTCCTCGTCCGACTTGCCGGGTCCACCCCCGCCGCCGGTGCTTGACTCACGCTTGTCGAAGAGTTCCTTCTCCTCGTCCGTGGCTGCGTGCCACTGCGTGATCGTATTCTTTTCGCCGTACTCGGGGTGACTCTCGGAGCCCAGTTCAAGGGACACAACGGTGCCCTTCATGTTCTCGACCAGGTCCGCTGCCTCGCACCCAACAGCCTCGGCAATGTAGGGCAGACGCCACGCCATCGCAGGCATGAGCATGATGTTCTCATGCACGAAGGTGACATCCTCTGAGTCGATGTCGGGGAACGGGACCAGAATGCTGGTCTTGATCATGTTGTTGTTGTTGACTGAGACGGCGAGTTCCGCCTTGGTGATGACGCCTACATAGCGTCCCGCTTTGATAACTGGGTATTTACTCATTCGTCAGTTTCCTTTCTCGGCTGCTCTGTCGAGAACCATTTGTGCTTGCTGCTTGGCCATATCTTCCAAGCAATCTACGTTGAAGTGCTGAAGGATGCGGGGCAACCACTCGGATTCCTTCTCGTCCGCAAGTGCCTTCAACTGGTTTACCTGCTCATCAGTGGCGGGTCCGCCCTGCTTCTTCTTCATCAGCCCCGCAAGGTATTCGGGGTCGTCGAACAGTCCGAGGAACACGTCCGCATTCAGGCCGATGTCGGACACTGACTTCGTGAACGCATCGGTGAAACACTTCTTGTCACTGTCCAAATCCTCACGCCCATTCTCACGGGCTGTCGCCTTCGCAGTCACGGGCGGGAGGTAACGGATGGCACCGTCGTGTGGATCTCTGTACCACACTCTGACGAGGCACTTGACAATGGTGCACGCGCTGTCGGTGCCCTCGTCTCGAACGATCTCCTCCCACTCAGCCTCCGCACCCCACCCGA